TCATCAAATGCTATATAAGCCTCTCGTTCTTCACCATCTTCATCTCTTGGTCTAGCACCACGTCCACCTAGTCCAGAAACAATACTAACTATAGTGGATTTCGTAAGTGACATCGTAAGTAATTGTAGCTGTAAATTTTGAACTATTGTTCTGTAAGAAGTCTTAAGTTCATCTATAACTTGTCCTGATTTGATAGCTCGTTGCTCTTCACTTTCAAAACCTTTTTTGGCTCTTTTCATTACTCTACTTTTCGCAATATTCTCTCCTTGTAAAGATTGTTCTTGATAGTGAGGAATTGACATATTATATTATATATACACATTAAAAATATAATATTATTTAATTTCTAAACAGATCTAAAATAAATTAATCTAGTAAAGTCCATTAGCTTTTACATATTTTGAAGCCTCGATCATTTTAAGACCTTTCTCTTTCATTACTTTTTTAACAATTTCAGCTCTTTTGGCTCGACCATCTCCACCACCACAGGCTATCATTTTAGGTTTTTTACCACTACCTTTGACACCAGTTACATTTTCTGATAAAGCCCCTTTGGAAATCATTCTACCAACAGCCATACCTACAGGCATCGGAACTCCGAATTCTTGTCCTAAAGCACCAATAGCAAGTGGTAATGCTTCACGTCCAGCAATAACTGCTACAGACTTAGCAACTTTACCAGTTTTTTTTAGAGCATTCTTCAGATTAAATTTCCCACCAGAGCCTCCACCAGAGCCTCCACCAGAGCCAGAGCCACAGCTTTTAGGTCTGCCTCTTCCACGTTTACCAACAAAAGGAACAATAGGCATACTATCAGAAGGTAAATTCATTTGAACCGCAGGTCTAACAACGGAAGCAATATTTCCTACTTCACCAGCAGATCTTAAAGAGCTGTGAATAGCAGAAGCAGAAGGATAAACATTTCCACCAACAGATCTAGGTTTACGACCTTTGCCTCTAGGTTTTCTACCAGCTCCTTCCGCTGAACTTTCCATCGCACTCATTATAGCTTCTTTCAATAATTCTTTTGCTAAACCTACAGCTTGTTTAGTCCCTTCTTTTCTTACTTCTCTTGCTACAGGTTGAACTATTTCCTTGTAAGTATACTTTGCTACAGGCTTCGCAACTTTAGCAACAGATTTTACAGCACCTTTTAAAGTAAATCTACCAGCAGAAGGAGTAGCCATCGTAGCAAAATGATTGTAAGGAGTGTTACGGTTATTAGTCCCCATTTGTAAAAACTGGCGATCCATTACGCCACCAACCATCATTCTATCAGGAAAATGGTCTGGCTGAATATTAGTGGCTACGTATTGAGGTCTTAGGTCAATCCATTCGTCCATCTGTCTTAATCTGTCAACAACATCTCGGTTTGAAGGAACATCCAAAGTCAAGTTATACGGCATATATTATATATATACATTTTAAAATAAATATATAATTAAATTAAATTTCTACACATCGGTTGATTGAGATATAAAAATTAAAAATCGAGTAGTAGCATCAGAACAATTGTTAACCAATATGTCTAAAGTTCCAGCGACTGGGTCGTAATCTGAATAACCGACCAGCTGAAGATCTGAATTTTGAAACCCTGTAGATATCATGGAAACTTGAACGTTCGGATTGGTAATTCCGTATGCTAATGGATCAGCTATTCCAGTAACATTTACGTATTGGCTGTTAACAGAAATAATCATCGAATTAGTGTCGTGAACGTGAGTAAAGTAAGGAGGTGGAGCAGGAAGAGGATATCGATACTGATCCCAGAGTAAATCCTTAATCGACATTATATAAATAAAGAGATATTTTATTTACTTACAAAAAATAATAAACAGAACAAAGATAAATAGGTCTATTAGATGATACTAAACTATCCCAATCAATATACCAAGTCATATCACCTGTTGCTGAAGAATAGTCTACATCAGAAATTTTAATATAAGGGTTAAAAGTAGGAACACTAACTGAATTTTGTCCTACATTCTGAACCGTAAAGTAAATAATATTTGCTGTTAGAGGCAGTCCCATATCCTGAGTGACTTGAATTTGTCCTGCTGGTGTAGACAAAACAGTAGCATTATTTCGAATTGCTTTAATTAAAAGAGTAGGAGTTTCAGATCCAGTCGGTATAAAGGTTGGATAAAAAGGCGATGACGGCTGAAGAGGTTCTAAATCCTTGATAGACATTTATATATATATATTTATATAATTCCTAAAGCTGATTTTTATATTGCTATAATAAAATCGTGGTCGCCTCCGTAGTAAACACGATTGTTTGTTCCGATAGAGCAAGGAGAGGAGAACCCAGAGCCGACTGCTTGGAAACCGTAATTATTTGTATAAGAAGCACCATTATCTGTAATACAAGCAAAATATCCGTAATCTGAAGTTGTATAAAGTAACCCATCATTTCCAATTGTAATAGGGGTTAGCTGAGCTGGAGTAACAGGTAAAGTATTATCAGCCCAGTTCAAAGAAGCAGAAGCTCCATTATCAGAAAAAGAATAAATAACAGTAAGTGATGTAGCATATATAGAACCATTAGAGTTGATGGATAAAGTTTTTCGTAATTGTCCTCCCATCGCATCTATAGTCCATTTTAAAGTAGCAGATGCTCCATTATCCGTAACAGCGTAGATAAAAGTATTGTTACTAACAACATATATAGTTCCATCATCTCCAACCGTAGGATAACCAGAGCCTGTTCCAATAGTTAAAGCCCATTTTTGAACTCCATCAGTTGTAAGAGCGTATAATTGATTATTAGCTGAAGCGTAAATAACTGATCCATCTAAACTTACTCCTAAAAAGGTTTGATTATTAACAGGTGAAAAAACCCAATTTATAACACCACCAGCACTTACCGAATAAACCTTACCTATTCCTGATACATATATTGTTGGTATACCATACACGTCGTATTGAACTAAAGGTGACAGAGGAGATGTTAGAGGAGTAAGATTAACAGTCCATACAAGAGCTGGAGTAGCAGTATCAATATTTGAAACACATTTCATCGCGTTAGTTCCAACTCCGTATAATAAATTACCATTACCTAAAGCAGGTGGAATTAATCCAGTAAAAAAAGTATCAACAGACCAAAGAAGAGAAGCAGAAGATCCGTTATCAACAACAGCTAAAAGTTTTCCACTATCTTCAGCAATATATAAAATACCTGTATCGCCAATTACGATCTGATTTTCATTAAAACTAGAACCAACAGGAGGATTAAAAGTCCAAATTGCCGAAGGTTGAGGAGCAGAAGCAGTTCCATTTGCTACTGAAAAACGAGCATTCTGATTAGTGTCGTTAACATACGACAACAAAGCAGTTGATCCTGATAAAGGAAAAGCGATTAATTCGACAGTCCAATTTGTAACATTAACAAGACCAGCATTATACGTAGTAACAATTACTAAATTTGAGGAAGCACCATATTCCCAGCAAACCATTCCAAACGGAGCGTATCCTAGATAATCTACGGCAGGGTCTACTTGAATTGTAATAACTATTCTGCTTAAATTAATATTTATATCTCCAAAATCAAAAACGGTGTCTTGTAAATCTTGACCTGCTGTCATCGTAGGAACACCACCAGTTGAGGTAACAGAACGTTTTGAAGATTTAAAAATTTGAGATCCGTAGGAAGGAGGAGGTGGAATAGTAAACGGAAGTGTAATAAAATTCGATGGATACGAAGCTGGTTCTTGAAGTAATCCGTGAATTGACATTATATAAATAAGTGAATATTTTTATTTATATAATCAAAATTAGTCTAAACTTTTCTAAAGGTATTAAAATTTAAAGATACTTGTGAAGTCTTGAACCCATTTTACCTCCTGAATGACCCATACCAACCATACCAGCATCACCAGCCACACCGTGAGCTAAATGCTTAGATGAGATAAAAGGCATTCTTTTAATAGCAGAAGCCATACTGTGAGCCATTTTGCCTCCAATCATTCGATGGTATACGGCTTGTTCTACAGGGCGAACATCACGCTTCTCCTTAGCATCCAACACCATTTGTTTAGTCAAAAGACCTGTGTAGATGTTAGAAGAACCAGACACCGTAGTAAAAACACCAGAGTTACAGCAGACCACGACAATCTCAGGTTGGAAAGTAGCAAGAGTGTTATTTTTGAGTGTAATATTAAATTGGAATAAATATTGTCCGATAGATCCTGAGCTGAGGTAATCGGCAAGTGAAAGATTTTGAGTAGGAGATAATATAAGAATAGAACCAGTAGTAGCAACCAACGTTCCTGTTCCTGTTCCTGCTACAGAAGTAGAAGTTGCTAAACCAGAGAATTCAGTCCAAGCTTGAGTAGAACCGTTAGCAACTGAGATACGCCACAAATCATTTTGAGTAGCACTCGCCAAAAGACCAGAAGCATTATTAAAATTACAAGAAATTTGGTTAATTTGTAAAAAGGAAGCACTATTAGCAATAGTTTGCTGTGACATCGGAATACGAGCCGTAATTATAAAATAATCTGGAATTTGATTGAGCTGAATATTTTGAGATGAAATAGTAGCTACAGCGTCAGGGACAAGGGCAGGGTTATTTGTAGACAAACTCAAATAACGAGGAAATTCTTGGTAAGGCAACACATTTCTTACAGGGATAAGATCTGAAGGTTGAGTAGACAAGAAATTAAAAAGAAGACGAGTTCCAACAAAAGGTTGAACGGCAGAAGCAGGATTAGCACCTGTAATAGCAGGGCAACCAAGAGAAGGAACATTAGTCCAAGCATTAGCAGTTGAGAAAGCTCGTTTACATGTGGTATCAATATTGGCGACAAAATTCATCGTGTTGATGCCTGAGAAGCCCATCATATTGTAGCAAGGATCACCGAAGATAATAGGAGATAAGAACAAAGGCTCAGTAAGGAGAGCAGACACACATACAACCCATCTCTCACCAGCAGAACCAAGAGCGATGGAAGATTGGTCGACGTAGTTAACACCACCAGCCGTAGTAAATCTGTAAAGACGAACAACAGCTGGGAAAGAACCACGAGGAGCTTGGTCTACATCGTAAGATTGGTCGCTGATATTTCCTAAAGGATTGTTGTTAGCCCCAACACCGTCAGAAAATTCCAAATAACTTTGATCTGGAAGAGTAGGTGTCATACCGTTGTAACGATACAACTCTCTGCT